AAATCAATCCCAGCCATTGATGTGAGAAGTTTAACTTTAGGCATTTTCGCCTCCTTGTCAGCTTAATGAGTGGGGCAGTTGCCCGCCCCACCTATAAACTGACTTAGGAAGCAGCCAGAGCCAAGTGCTTGATCGCTGCGGTGTTGGACAACACGCCGTCAAAGCGGATGTAGCCAAGAATACCGAAGTCAGGAGCAAAGCGCTCGCGAGCAACGTAAAGAGACGGTGCGCCAACCTTGCGAACGTAGAACTTCGACATATCACCGAACAACATGATCTTGCTGTTTACGCCATCGCCAATGCCAGCCATAGCTTGGTTCACGACAACATTGTAGCCCAGAAGGTTCTGCGGGATACCTGCCTGATAGTTGCCCATCTGCCAGAGGTAGTTGCCGTTGCCATCCTTCAGCTTGCGAACAGCGGCAAGAGTGCTGTCGCTCATCATGATCGCAGTGTTCGGAGCGTTCCGGTAAGAAGGATCAACCGAGTGGATCAGGTCAATGATCTCGTCAGCAGTTACAGCAGCGGCGCCAGCAGCGACCTTGCCTTCTGCCGAGTTGGTCACAATGCCCTCAACGTCAGAGGAACCAGAACCAGTGGTCAACTTGCTGTTAGCAATGCGGCCAAGACGCTCACCAAGGAGTTCGCCAAGCAGGCTCTCCATGTTGAGAATGCTGTCTGCATTGAGTTCAGCGGACCAGCGGACCCACTCAGAGTCAAACGCGAACGCGCCGAGCGACTTCTGACCAAAGGTAACGTCCTTGCCGCCGTCATCCGTAGGCTGAGTGCCTTCGGTGTGAGCAACAGCAGTAACGGCAGTGTCGTCAACGGTCGGGATGTTGAACGTGCGGCCATCGGTCGAGTTGATGACGGTGAAATACTCCGAGCCGTACATCGGGCCAGTTGCAGTCATCGCCTTCTCAATGAAGGTCGCGAGTTCTGTCGGAACGGTAAAGCCGCCAGCGGTGGTGGTCCCACCAGTCTGGACGCGATGCTCTTTCAGGACATTGCGAACTTCAGCGTCAACATATGCGTCACCGCCAGCGGCAATCATCTCAGCGAATGCCTGACGATAGTCCATCGTAAGACCATTATCCACTGCGGGAGCGGAACGGCCTTCGAACTGCGGACGCTTGTCGTAGTCAATGTCCTCGCCAGCGCGAAGAGCAGCTTCGACCTTCTCAAGACGCTCAACCTTTGCGGCCAGCTTGTCGTGGTCAGCCATCATCGCATCGAACTCGCGCTCGATTTCAGCAGCGCGTTCTTCCGGTGTGTTGTCGGTTACTTCCGACAGCTTGGAGCGGGCCTCGGTGGCGATGTTCGCCATCTTCTCCCGCAGGTCTTTAATGTCAGCCATTTTGGGCCTCCTTAAATTGCGCTTGCCCAAGGCGCGGGATGGGCGAACAGCGGGAGACCGCTGCTATTCCGACAAGCGACCCTTCATGCGAAGTCGTCTGGCCGCTTGGTTTTTTCTCTGCGCTTCACGGTGCGCCTCAAGCGCCCGTAGACCTATCTCCGTCCCATCATAGGCTGGCGTCGTAACAATGGAAACATCAAACAGGCGCAAGTCCTGAATGGTGCGCTTCGGCATTTCGCCTCGGTCGTCCCACTGTTGGCGTTCAGGGATGAAAGCAAAGCTCATCTTATCCAAGTCGCCGCGCTTCATTTTTGGCACGATAGCCCGAACATCTGGATCAGAGCTATCAAGCTCAGTTTCCATGTATAGGCCGCGATCATCTTGGCTCAGGCGCAGAGTGCCAGAACGGGTGCGAGCCAGCGGCAGGCCGTCATGATTGATGAGAAAAACAACATCATCTTGCCGCTCCAGCGCGCTGGTGAATGCTCCGCGCTCTATGGTCTCGGTGAACATTCCAGCGATATTGGTTTCCTCGCCAAAAACTGCTGCATAGCCAGAGACACGAACAACGCCGCTGTCATCCTCTCGAACCTCAACATTCTGCACCAAGGTGCGAATTTCTTTTTCCGACATATTTTCGGCCTCCATATCTTGTGGCGATAATACCACAACAGCACGACCCTCGTCCACAGGAGCGGCAGGTTCAAATAAAAGCGGCTCTGACCTTTCGTCGTCTTCTTGCTCAAGAATACGATTTGCCCAAGATTGACCAGCGTCTCCGGCCCAAAGCGCCCAAGCGATCCGGCCATTGCTAGGATAGCCGTCTTCACCCGGACGAAACCCCTCAGCCTCTTTATCAACCTCATGACGCGCGAAATAGCTCGCCATGCGGCGCACAGTGTCCATGCTTAGATTTTCACCGTTTGAGATGTCACGAGCGCGAGCAATCCCCACCTCTGTGCCGCCGCGTCCGTATTCTCTGCGCCAATCAAGACCCCTCTGGGCCTCCTCGCGCATTTCCTCATTGGGTGTCGGCATCAGTCGCTCCCATCTGGGACGTGATCGGAACTGTAGCGCCTTGGATCATCAGGCTGTCGCCACCATCAAGAGCAGGTCGGTTCTCCATTGTCCGCGCCTCATTAGGCGTCTCGATGCCGTTTTGGATCGCAGTTGCATGGCCCTGCATACGAGTCTGGAAGTCGCCGCGAAGCAAGCCGTCAACATTGAACTCAACATAGCGATCAGAACCGCGCGGAAATAGCTTGAGGTTCAATTCGTGTTCGGTCTGCTCGATCCAGCGCTTCAGGGTGTGCTTAACGAAGTGAAGGTCTTGCTGCTCAGTGTTAGAAAAAGTTCCATGCGTCAGGTCTTGCAAAAATACAGGCGGCAGGCTGTAAATGCGTGCGACCTGCTCAATGCTAAAACGCTGCAACTCAATCAACTGCATTTGCTCAGGATTAAAGCCGATCTGCTTCATCTCGTGACCAAGAGGCAGCGCCATTACCTGACGGCCTTCTCGCGCCAGCTTGGCGGTTGTCTTAGCCACATCGTCAGATGCTCTAGAAGCAGCCGCGCCGCTCTGGAATGGACCCTGAAGAACAACAGGAGGAATGCCACCAGACTGGAATGCTTTTGCCCCATAACGGCTTGCAGCAATCGCCATGCCAATAGCGTCACGGTTAGTAGAGATCGGCCCCCGAACATCCAAGCCGTTTGACTTCAGCATGAACGGAATGTCGATAACTTCGCTTGCAGAGTAAGTCTGGCCTTTGTGCAGGTAAACACGAACCTGACGCTTGCCGTCGCTGCGATGCTCCACTCGCGTGTAGTTTGGATCAAGAGGCCACAAGTTCTTGATAGCGCCATTGCGGCTGCGTTCGATGTAAGTAACGCAGCGACCACCGGTGAAAACCTGATCGTACATATACTTGCGCCACTCGAAAGATGACATGCTGTCGTTGGCAGTGTCATGCAAAATGCTTTCAAGCGGGCCTTTTGCTCGCTCTCTGCCATTTTCAGTTTTGCGGTAAACATGCAGCGGCAAGCCAGCAAGCGTCCCGGAAAGAAAATTAACAGCGGCCCAAACGGCTGGAACGCCTAAAGCAGTGTCAACATTGACTGTGACACCAGCGGATGCAGTCATCTCACCCCAGCCCATAACCTGAAGAAAATCCTCAGCAGATACTGGAGCATTCGGGTCTTCTAGATTTCTAGATTCCGGCTTGCGGAAAAAGTCAAACAAAGCCATGCGACCGCCAAATTTGCAAATTAAGATGCATTGTAGGCGATAATCTGAAAACTTTCAAGGTTCTCACGCATCCATGCGAAAATTGGGATCATCCCAAGGCGAAGGCGGCACGCTTGTATCTTCATGTGATGCCGCGCCAAGTGCCATCGCTAGGGCGACCAAACCGTCAATCCTGCCCGACGACTTCATCTTATCCAACTTTCGGTTGCCGGCGGGGTCACGCACGGCGATTGCATTGGCCGCGCACATATTGAGCAGCGGATTGCCGCCGTGGCGTATTTTGCGCTCGGCCACTAAGCGCTCCAGCTTATCAACTGCCGGGGCCATGTCCTTGAAACCCTGCCCGAATGGTGCCATCGGGATTTGCGCACCTATTGCATCAAGTTCACGCTGAAAATCGTTAATCCTCCAGCGGTCATATGCCAGCATCGTGATCTCATACTGCTCCGCCGCCTCCGCAACGTGTCGCGCGACCACCGCAGGTACGATGACAGGCCCATCAATGAGCGTCAAATAGCCCTGATCGGCCCAAATATCATACGGAACCTTGTCATTTTTTGCCTTCTCGCGAATGCCATCTGACGGCAAAAAGAATTTAGGAACGATGTTCCAAGTGTCGCCATCCGGGAAAGCCATAACAAAAGCGGTCAAATCTCGGCTTTGAGACAGGTCCAAGCCAGCGAAACAGGGCATCCCTGTATATATTTCTGGCTCTGCGGCGTTCGCCTGCCACTCCGCACGGCTCAAGAAAGGGCTTTGCGCTTCAATCCGCTGATTGAGATAAAGCCAACGGAAGCTGTTTTCTTTAGCTGGCAGTCGCGCAGCTTGTTTTGCAAAGTCCTCAATATCTTTTAAACTGCGAAACTCGCCCAGCGCTGGGTTTGCCGCCTTCCAAGCCTTCTTGTCAGTCACCTCGCAATCCTCCGGCGCGGTGTAGACATGGCTGACAATGCGCGGGTCTTTGGCGTTCTTTGCGTCGTCAAGCCAGATAGAGAAAAGATCGCCATCTGTTGCTGCCTGCGTGCTTATAGCAATCAAAAGTGGATCGTCATGAGCGCCCTGTGCGGTTTCAATGGCCTCCACGAATGCATCCGTTGGACCCCTGACCTGCCCGACTTCATCCAATATCGCTAGCACGGGACTGAGGCCGTGTGCTGTGCCAGCCTCGGCAGATATAGCTTTGTATTCAACATTCATAGTAAGGCCGATTAGACTTTTCTGAGAAGGTATTATCCTGATGATTTTGCTCAATTTAGGAGAAAGACGAACCATCTTCTCGGCAAGTTTGAAGACGAGAGATGCCTGATCTCGGCTTCTTGCACCACTGACAATTTGACTATTCAGTCTAGCCTCTGGGCCAACTATATGAGCGAGCAATATGCCAGCAATTAAAGCGGATTTTCCGTTTTTACGGCCAACGCTCAGATAGGCTCGACTCGTGCCTTTCGGATTGTCGTAAATGTCTAATATGAACTTGCGCTGAAACGGCATGAGCTTAATTGGCTCACCCACCATCTTCCCCTCTGGGACGGGACAAAATCGCTCAATGAATGAGCATATCTTTTCGCCTCTTGTCATTGCGGCCTTGCAAGTAATTCATCATCAAGTGGGTTATCTTCCTCAATGCTTTTTGCATGTGATCTGCGCTTTGCAATGTCCCTAGCATCGCCCCCTTGCGCGCGCGCGTGAAGGCCAAGGCTGCGACGGTAGCTGAGTATGGTCGAAGCGTGCATCTGGATTACAGTCTTGCGAGGGTTTACAACTGGAGTCCCCTTCTCAGTGGTTAGAACAGTTCCCTCTTCCCGCATAGCAATTTGCTCTCGGTTTAGATCGGCCACCGTTCTCGCTAGAAGAGCTGCAAGCTCAAGCTGGTGAGCGGTCCACTCGCTTCTGGCAAATTCTTCAATCACGTTCACAAAGAAAGGCATATCACCATCATCTAAAGGCACAGTGCTCGGAGGATGTATCTGCTGCGCAGCCTTCGACATCACGCGCACTTGCTCTGTAGTGCTGTCAATTCTTTGTTTCCGTTTCGCCACTTTTTCACCTCAAAAATTCGGGTTTGCAAAAAAAGAAGGGTTCGGGCGGCGGTTTGGACAAACACGCCTAAGGGATTTGACCCACCCCCCCATATTATACGCTCGGATGCTTCGGATCAATCGGCCACCCATCCTCTCCGATTTCATTGCTGTAGCCTAAAGCCTCTTCTGATTGGATCACACCGGAGTGGCAAGACCAGCAAACAGACTGTAGGTTGTCCAAGTCCATGAACAAATTTATATCACCTTTGTGGGGGGTAATGTGATGCACAACAGCAGACTGAGGTTCAGTTCTGCCTCGCTTGAGATTGCATCCACAGCGCTGGCACCTGAACATGTCGCGCAATAAGGCTTGCTCCCTCAGCAGCCGCCACTCCCTGCGCTGGTATAGCTTTCGATACTCTTCAGCTTCTGCTGTTCTCCACTTGTCCATCAGTGAATCGTCCCATCCCCAGCCGAAATCATATTCATGAGAGATTGCATAACGATGCCCAGCGCCATCAACATCTCAACAGAGTTGGCATCGCCTTCCTCAATAGCCGCCTGAACATATCCAGCCAGCGCCTCAGCCTCGTCAGCGACGATCTGATCGTCAGCGCCACTGGTGTCAATTACTGCTTCCATACGATCAGCCTAGACAAAAAAATGCCCGCTGCAAAGAGCGGGCAAGTTCAGGGAGGACAGATTGAGCATCTGACAGGTGCATCTAACCCTCAGCGCATTCTGCTGTCAAGCCAGCATAGCCAGCAAGGTCAACAGCGGAATCGCGCTTATAACCCTCGCACAGTCTGGCGATCTTTAGATCGGCCATCATAACACAAACCTGCCAAGGCTCGATCTCAATGCCAAGCACCTGCGACCACCTGACAGCAATGCGATGGAAGTTCGCCTCAGGCGTACCGTAGTCTTTCTGGCGATCACCTGTGATCAACTCCATCGCTTCGGCAAGCACTCTGCTTCTGGTGTTTTCGTATTTCATACCACCTCCATGCTCACAGCCCACAAAGTGACAGGCTTTGCGGTCGGTGACTCGACAGCCGTCACCTTGACCGCCATACCCTCACTGTGAGCCGCGTACAATGCGCCTAGTGACAGCCCAGCATCCTCGGCACTTACAGGATAGTCAAACGCACTCAGCGCGGCTCTCACAGCCTCTGGCGGCGTATCTGGCACTTCACCACTACTTACGAACGGCGCGAACCACGGAACCTTGTCGCGCTGATCGGCTTGATTGGGTAGCAACGTCGCCAACAAAGTGTCGCCTTCACTCGCGCCTGATGCCTTCATGGTCTTTGGCGCAATGTAAACCGCGTCACCCGCGTATTCGCCATCAAGAACCACAGCAAAACCACTGCCACTGTCGATTTGAGAAGTGATTAAGACTCGTTCACGCATTGATTGCCTCGTCCATAATATTCTGCACCAAGTTACTTACACCCAGCGCGGCTGCTCGCCGTTGTATTTCATCCTTTTGATCTAACCACTCACCACGCCAGATTAAACGCTGATCATGCTTGCACACCCACAGCCACGCCTCCAGCATGTCGATCAGCTTCAACTCAGGTCGCCGCGCGTAATCAATACCTAGCTCTTCCATTTTCATTGATTCCGCCCGACGCAACGCGCGGCTCAGGTCAGGGTCAGCCTCTTTGACTGGCCCGCTGACATCGCCAACGTCCACCTCGCCGCAGTCATGCATCAAGCACGCCTTCAGTAGATCATAGTCGCCGGGAAATAGCTTCATCGCCAACACAGCGCAGCCCCACTGATGCTGCGCGTTCACCTGAGCTGTATGTGCCAGATCAGGGTTCGCGTGCCATCTACGCACGAAGCCACTACGCCAAACTTTATATGCATCCATTTTCTTTCCTTCCTAGAAATTGATTACGTCATCGTACATTTTTGTTGCTTTGATTTTGGCTGCTGGAAACTCGTCAACAACCTTGCGCACCATTTTATCAACAGAGGCTTCCAACACGCAAGCAACTTCATCGAGGCTATAGACCACCCAGTCAGGATTTTCGCGCCGGAAAGCCGTTCTGTCACCACCGTCGATGAATGCAAAAACCGTGCCATCTCTCTCAACGCAGCGGCACCATTCCGGCAACGCAGTGCCACCGACTTCGACAGCACGTTGGTTCATCATTTGCAGCGCCTTCTTCATGCGTTCACTAACAGCCGCCGCAGTTGGCGCGTCGTCAGCCTCCATCGCCGCGTGCAGCTCCTCCAGCAACTCGGCATACCGCTGCGCCCACTCGGCTGGCACATACTGCCAGAACGTATCACCCCAGCGAGCAATCATCTGCGCGTAAACCTGATTGAACCCTCGTGTAGCTGCAACGACCTGCTTGGTGTAAACCTTCGTCTGCTCATCGCTACTCGCGTCAAAACCTTTCGGCTTGCGCTTACCCTTGCCAGCGGCTGGCGGCTTCCTTTTAACCATCGCTCACTGCCTTCCAAATTCCACACCTAAATCACC